GTCTACGGTGCCTTTATGGGACAGCTTGAAGCATGGGCGGAACACAAAAAAATCCCCTATGCCGGTGTTCCTGTGGGCACGATCAAAAAACATGTTACCGGCAAGGGCAATGTCTCCAAAGAGGAAGTCATACGCGCCGTCATGGACCGGGGATACACGCCGATGGACGACAACGAAGCCGATGCGCTGGCCTTGTTGTTATGGGCTATCGAAGCCGGACCGGGAGGATCGCTGCTATGAGAAAAGACCGTTCTTCCCTGACAAAACTGGCTGGCCGTACTCCAAGCAATGAAGAAGATCTGGCCCTGATGCGGCGGGCGGCATGGCGCAAGCAAGGTGTCCTTGTCGTATCTCCCTCTGATAGCCGCCTTACGTGGCCGGAAAAAGAGTTTATCAAGCAAATCGCCGAAAAACTCTATGGCGGTATGGAGTCACGCCATGAAGAATAAACCGGACGGGCCACCGCCTGAACCGTACTGGACTGTCAAAATGATCCAGGCTCATCTGGAAAGCGCCGCGCATATCCACCGGCGCTTACCAGAAGAGAAGGTGAACGGGTATTACAGCCTGTGGCCTGAAATGATGCAGGATAACTGGTATAAATACTATTCATCCCTTGAAGCCAAGAACCGGTACGGCCCGCCCTATGCCAGGGAAGTCGATTACATGGAATACGTCATGACATGGCTTCGCTGGCCGACGCCGCATGAACAAAGGATCATATGGGCGCGCGCCAACCGTTTGCCGTGGAAGGTGCTGGAATACGATTTCCAAAGCTGCAAGGCCACGCTCTGGAAGTACCAGAACCAGGGACTGGTCAAAATTGCTGTCCGCTTAAATACGGTTGACCCGGAAGGCTATAAGATTAAGGAAAGGGAAATTTATTAACGCGCTGTTTTTTTTGACTCAAAATGTTTAAACGCCGTTTAAACACATTAGGGTAAACACTTTTTGCAATTTTGTGGCATGTTTTTCCTATGCTGAGGCGTCGTGCGCAAGCGCGGTAACAACCTCAAAAAATCTTCCAAAAATTTTTGTTTAGGTTCTTTCGGACCGAACCGTTAAGGGGCGGGCGTGGCGCAAAACTTTTCCAGCGTTCGGCCAAAAAAAGGGTGGACACCTGAAAGGGTGGACACTTTAAAAGACAATTTTCCAAGGAAAAAATGAATCCTAAAATCCCTGCAATGGCTGACCAGATTGAGGTTTGGCCGGTTGAAAAGCTGCACCCTTACGCCCGGAATGCCCGGACGCATAGTGACGAACAGATCAGCCAGATTGCCGCCAGCATGATCGAATTCGGGGTGACCACCCCGCTGCTGGTGGACACCGGGGCAGGCATTATTGCCGGACATGGCAGGCTGGAGGCAGCCAAGCTTATTGATCTTAAAGAATTGCCGGTCATTGTCCTGGACCATTTAAGCGAAGAGCAAAAACGGGCCTATGTCATTGCCGATAACAAACTGGCCGAAAATGCCGGATGGGATTACAGCCGCCTGTCGCAGGAAATCGAAGCCCTGATGGCCGATAACTTCGATGTCGGCATTACCGGCTTTTCCGACGATGAAATATCGGAACTGCTAAGCGAAGCCGGGGATGACCTGACGGAGGGTTTTGACGGTGACGATGAAGAACGGGAGATCAAGGAATCCGATACGATTTGTGTTGTCGGCTCTTACCGCATTCCCATTTCCCGCGAGGATTACTTGCGCTGGCACGATGATATCCGGGAAAAAGTCGGTTTTGAAAAAGACGCCATACGCAAGGAAATCAGGAAGAGGCTGAAAATATGATAGAGCTTGTCCCGGTTGATGACGTGCAACCCAGCACCTATAACCCGCGCAAGGCCGATCCGGCCCGCCTGAAAATCATAGAGCTGTCCTTGCGGAAATTGGGCTGGCTCCTGCCCATTTACGCTGACAAAGACGGCGAGATTTTATCAGGACACCAGCGTCATTTAGTGGCAACGCGCATGGGTATGACACAGGTGCCGGTCTGTTACGTGCCGCGCATGGACCTGAATGAACGCAAGGCCATAAATGTGGCTTTCAACCGTGGCACCAACGACATGCACCATTCCGATGCGCCCGACACGTTGAAAGAGGCACTGGAACAGTGCGATGTTTTTGAACTTGCCGCCGACATGCCAGACAAGGAAAATTGTTATCCCTGCATGGAAACAGAGGATACGGATATCAAGCCCTTCCTGGAAAACAACCGGGGCCGCTGGATATCTTATACCCGCAACATTGCCTTTATGTTGCGCAAGCGCGGGATTACCATGCCGGTCATTGCCACGCGGGATTGCAAGGTGGTCAACGGTATAGGCCGCCTTGAACTGGCTGCCGAAAAAGGCGAAGAGACAATCCCGGTCGTCTGGATCAGTGAACAGGAAGCATCCCTGTCCCACGCCATGCTGAATTTATTGAGCATGGATTTTGACTTGCACAGCCGTTATGCGGACTTGCTGCGCTATAACTCTTTCCGGCGCACAAGGCGCGTTCGCCAGTCCCTTGGCTGGGGTTTTGTTTTCGCGCATTATAAAGGTAAGTCCGTCAAGGAATACGACGTGACGGAGCCTAAAAACGCGGCAGCTTGGAAACGGACATATGGTTCTGTCGTATTGGACTTCGGGGCCGGGCATTTAACGGAAACGGAAATATTGCGCTCCATTGGCGTTTACGTTACGCCCTTTGAACCATTTCGTATAGGCCACAACGATGCAATCGACAAAGAGGCCAGCCTTGCGCTCGCCCGTTCGTTCCTGGATGATGTTGCGCGCGGCGTCCAATACACGTCGGTTTTTATATCATCGGTGCTCAATAGCGTACCGTTCAAGGAAGACCGGGAACATATCGCTTGTCTTTGTGCAGCATTGTGCAGCAAAAAAACGCGGCTTTACGCTGTAGCATCATCCCGTTCGCACCAGAACTGGCGCAACATATCCGGCGAACACCAGCTATCCGACCGCCGTATCGGGGAATGCGTGTTCCGGCTGGAATATGAAGGCGGCATATCATTGGGCGATTTCCAGGCCCGGCCCAAGGTGCAGAAATATCATTCGCAAAGGGAATTCTATGAACTGTTCCGTCCATTTTTTAACCGTGTCCAGGTCAAGGAAAAGGCGGCAAACGTGACCGCCATTTGCGGGGACCCGGCTCCCGCTGACCCGCAGAAACTCAGGAAAGCTATAGAGTTTGAGTTTGATTTACCGTATCCTGATGGAAGCCGCATGGGACTTGTGAAAGAGGCCAAAGCAGCATACGGCAAAAGGCTGGGAATTGAATTATGATCGTATTACTGGATTTGAATTTTACCCTTGTCGAAAACAGCAATGAAAAGCTGTCGCCCTTTACGCGGCAAATTGACAATGAACGCTATTCCGCGCCGCTTATCAACCTGATCAAGGATCATACCGTTTTGTTGGTTACGGCCCGGCCTGCACAGCACCGCAAGCAAACCCTTGAAAGCATAAAACTTAAAACCGGCTGGCTGCCGCATAACGCCTGTTTCAACGAATGGCGCATGCCGCCAGCGCAATGCAAGGAGAAAGCCTTGCAAACCTATATCTTCCCTAAATACGGGGATGATCCGGCGAACTACCTTGCCATTGAGAGCAATCCCCATACACGGGATATGTATGCCCGGTACGGCATTGCCTCTGTGAAACCGGCAGACGCGAAAAACTGTTCCAGTTTTGAAGAACTGAACGTACAACGGCCTGCCGCCGTGAACGCTTAACAGCTAAATCTTTCAGGAAAGGAGGATCAGGTATGAAAGTGCCTGACGAATGGACGTTCTTTGACAAGGACGTGGCCAAGTCTTTTGACGCCCATGTGCGTGAACAACTGCCGTGGTATGACCTGTTGACAGGCTCCGTGGCCCATATTGCCCGGCATTATACCCCGCCGCACGGACTGGTGTACGATATCGGCGCATCCACCGGCAATATTGGCTGCGCCATTGCGCCGGTTTTGGAAAGCCGGAAAGCGGAATTCATAGCCATTGAAAACAGCCCGCAAATGGCGGAATTATACGAGGGGCCGGGTGAACTTATCATTGAAGACGCGCTTTCCTATGAATATGAGCACTTTGACCTGGCCGTCTGTTTCCTTGTCTTTATGTTTTTCCCGCCTGCCGCCCGCAAGGCTTTTATCGAGAAGTTGAAACAGAAGCTCAATCCAGGCGGTGCCATTATTGTCGTCGATAAATGCGAAGCGGCTTCCGGTTATCCGGCAACCATTCTCTGGCGGCTGGCGCTGGCAAACAAGGTCGCCGCCGGTGTCGGCGCGGAAGAAATTATTGCCAAGGAACTAAGCCTTGGCGGTGTACAACGCCCCCTTAATCCGGACATTTTGGGAGATGAAGCCGTGGAATTTTTCCGGCTGGGTGAATTTGCAGGCTGGGTAATAGACCGAAACAGTTTTTAACCGTCCAAGTTTCCAGATGAAATATGGGTTTATCAATACGTGGCTATGCAGAACACCGGGGCTGTTCGAAAAGCGCCGTTTCCAAGGCTTTAAAAGAAGGCCGGATTACGCGGGAAAAAGACGGAACCATTGATCCCGAAAAGGCCGACAAGCAGTGGGCCGCCAATAGTGATCCGGCACAAGTTAAAGCGCAAAAAGCCCGCAAGAAAAAGAAAGCGGCAAAACCTAAAACGCAAAACAGCAAAGAGCCGGAATCTGCACAGCCGGAAAATCCGAATACTTATATCCAGAGCCGCGCTATCCGCGAACTCTATGTCGCCCGGTTGCGGAAACTGGAATATGAAGAAAAAGCTGGCCAGCTTGTTTCCGTCGATAGGGTAACCGTGCGCTGGTTCAATTTGACGCGACAGTTGCGCGACCAGTTGCTGGCTATTCCCAATCGTATTGACGCGGTGGCTGCTGCTGAAACTGACCGTTTTACGGTCAACCAGATCATAGCGGATGAAATTGCCCGTGTCCTTGAAGAGTTTTCAAAATCCGATCCGATGAAGTTATAACAGTGTGGCTTTTCATTCCCCCAAAATATTGTCCTGTTGCGCAGGAGCGGCAGGCCTTGAACTTGGACTCAAACTTGCGCTGCCTGCCGCAAGAACCGTGTGTTACATCGAGAGGGAAGCCTATGCCGCTGCAATCCTTGCGGCGCGCATGGAAGAAAAAATCCTGGATGAAGCACCTATCTGGTCTGACGTGCGAACATTCGATAGCAGACCGTGGCGTAAAACAGTGGATATCGTCACTGCGGGATATCCCTGCCAGCCATTCAGCTTGTGCGGAAGACGGCAAGCCGCAAAAGACGAAAGACACCTGTGGCCGTCAATCCGGCAGATCATTAAAGAGACAAAACCAAAATTCTGTTTCCTTGAAAATGTCCCAAACCATTTACGACTGGGCTTTGAACAGGTCCATGATGACTTACGATCAATGGGTTTCGGCGTTAAGGCAAGCCTGTTCACAGCGGCGGAAGTCGGTGCACCGCATAAACGGGAGCGCCTTTTCATCCTCGCCCACGCCAAAGGGGCGGAAAACTGGCTTGCCGATGTGGGCAACCGTGATAAGCCGGGACTGGAAAGACAGCTCCCCGAACAACAAAGTGCCCACCAATTCCGTGCTTGGCCGCCAGGCCCCACGGAGCATGAACGTTGGCGATCCATCCCAGCTTCGTTTAAACCCGCGCTTCACCGAATGGATCATCGGATGGCCGACCGGATGGACAGAATTCACACCTGTGGGAACGGCGTGGTGCCATTGGTGGCGGCATATGCATGGCGCGTTCTTACGGCTTGTATCGGCCCTGCAAAAGCTTGAACAGGAAACTCTGATTTAATCATGCAGCAAACACAGGAAGCCAATTTGGCGCAGGCCTATCTTGACGGCCTGCGGCCCGACCCCTCTTTGACGGTTTCGGAATGGTCTGACCAGAATCGTTACCTGTCCGGCAAGGCCGCGTCCGAACCGGGGCCGTGGCGCACGGACAGGACGCCATATCTACGGGAGATCATGGATTGCCTGTCGCCAAGCTCTGCCATAGAGCGCATTGTCCTGCAAAAGGGCGCACAAATTGGCGGCACGGAATGCGGCAATAACTGGATTGGTTATGTGATCCATCATACGCCCGGCCCCATGCTGGCGGTTTTGCCAACGGTTGAAATGGCCAAGCGCAATTCCAAACAGCGCATTGATCCGCTGATTGATGAAAGCCCGGAGTTAAGACGGCTTGTTAAACCGGCCCGCTCACGCGATTCCGGCAACACGGTTCTTGCCAAGGAGTTTCCGGGCGGCGTTTTGGTCATGACCGGCGCGAACAGCGCGGCGGGCTTGCGCTCCATGCCGGTACGGTTCCTGTTCCTTGACGAAGTGGATGGTTATCCCGGCGACGTGGACGGCGAAGGCGACCCGATTGCGCTGGCCGAGGCCCGGACACGGACATTTGCAAGGCGGAAGATATTCATTGTCTCCACGCCGACGATCAAAAATTTCTCGCGGATCGAACGCGAATTTGAAGCCAGTGACAGGCGCTATTTCATGCTGCCGTGCCCGTCTTGCGGCACTCACCAATGGCTGAAATTTGAACAGTTGAAATGGCCGAAAAACCAGCCGGAACAGGCCCGGTATGAATGTGAACACTGTAATGACCTTATCGAAGAGCACCACAAGACATGGATGCTGGAAAACGGCCATTGGCAAGCCCATGCGGAAAGCGACGGAAAAACAGCCGGTTTTCACATTTCCTCGCTTTATTCGCCGGTTGGCTGGCGAAGCTGGGTGGAAATCGCCCGTGCGTGGCTGGATGCGCAAGGCTCTGACGCGGCCATTAAATCATTCAAGAACACTGAACTGGGCATGACCTATCAGGAAACCGGTGAGACGCCAAGCTGGGAACGGCTTTATGAACGCCGGGAAAACTGGAAAATCGGAACTGTACCGACGGGTGCCTTGTTCCTGACCGCCGGTGTAGACGTGCAAGCGGACAGGATTGAAATGTCGGTTTGGGGATGGGGCCGGGAAAAGGAAAGCTGGCTTATTGAACACCGCGTCCTGGACGGCGATACGTCCCGCCGGGAAGTCTGGCATTCCCTGTCCTATGTCCTGAATGAATACTGGCCGCACGAAAGCGGCGTGGAATTATCGTTGCGCCGGCTGGCCATTGATAGTGGTTATGCCACGCAGGAAGTCTATGGCTGGGCGCGTAAACAGGCCAAGGCACAGGTTATGGTCGTCAAAGGCGTCCAGCGCGGTGCAGCCCTGGTCGGGTTGGCAACGGCAGTGGAAACCACAATCGACGGCAAAAAATTGAAACGCGGCATTCGCGTCCGTCCGGTTGTCGGTGGCCTGGCCAAACTGGAACTATTCAACAACCTGCGCAAAAACCCGCCTACTATCGAGTCCGGCGATCCATACCCGGCAGGCTATGTGCATTTGCCGAAAGTGGATGAGGAATATCTCCGCCAGCTTTGTTCCGAACAGCTTGTTACGACGAAAAACCGGCGCGGTTATCCCGTGCGGGAATGGCAGAAAACACGGGAACGAAACGAGGCGCTGGATTGCTACGTCTATGCCCGTGCCGCTGCCGCCGTCGAGGGGCTTGACCGGTTTAGCGAACGGCACTGGCGGGAGATGGAACGTTCCCTCGGCCTGGACGAACCGACAAAAACACAAACAACCGTAGACGAAACAGAAACCGGCAAACCCGCATCCCACTCGAAAAGACGGCGGGTGCGCAGCCGTGGGGTAAAAATATGAGTGAAGCATTGCAAGCCAAACTGGACAGGGTCCGCAAGGCTATCGAAACCATTGAAAACAGCGGGCAAAGCGTTTCCTACGAGGGGCGCAATGTTACAAAAGCTGACCTGAAAACGCTTTATGAACGCGAAGCCATGCTGGAAAAGCGCCTTGCCCGTAAAGGCCGCGGTATCCGTAACAGGGGAGGAACACCGTTATGAGCCGCAGCAAGATCACATTGCCGGAACCCAACGCCATTGACCGCGCCGTAGCATGGGTAAGCCCGGAAACAGCATTGCGCCGCCTTAAGGCCCGTGCCGCCATTGCGCTGTATGGCGGCTATACAGGTGCCCGGAAAGACCGCCGCCAGACGAAAAACTGGAAACCGGCTGAGGGCAGTGCCGATAACGTATCCCTGCCGGATTTGCCGGAATTGCGGGAACGGTCCCGTGACCTGATCCGTAACGCACCGTTGGCAACCGGCGCTATAAAAACCGTCGTGACCAATGTCGTCGGCACGGGCTTGAAAGTTCGCAGCAGTATTGACAGGGATATCCTGCAAAGTGTTTTGGGTGATGACGAAGACGCCTTTGACGCTTTTGAACGCAGTGCTGAACAAGAATTCAGGCTTTGGGCGTCCAGCCCGGATTGTGAAACCACACGCACCCTGACGTTTACAGGCCTGCAATCCCTTGTTTTCCGCTCCGCACTGGAATCCGGCGACACATTTATTCTCAAAAATTTCATCGAACGGCCAAACCGCCGTCTTGGCACGGCCTTACAGGTTATCGAGGCGGACAGGGTTGCTAATCCCGGCTTTAAGCCGGATACACCCCAACTGGCAGGAGGCGTCGAAAAAGACAGGCATGGGGCGCCGGTAGCATATCATATCCTAAAAGCCCATCCGGGCGATTACCGGAATGCCAAAAGCCGGGAAAGCATCCGGGTGGACGCCTTCGGCAGCGACGGCATGCGGCAGGTTCATCATTTCTTCATGCCCTTGCGGCCCGGTGCCAGCCGGGGTGTTCCGTACCTGGCCCCTGTCATTGAAAGCCTGAAACAGCTTGACCGTTATACCGAAGCAGAGATTATGAGTGCCGTCATTTCCGCCATGTTCACTGTCTTTGTAAAAAGTGAAGATCCCGATGGGCTGGGTGCAATGGAAGATAGCCATACGCCTGCGTCCCACAAGAATGACAAAGACTTTAACCTTGGGCCGGGGGCAATTCTGGACCTGCTGCCTTATGAGGACGTGCAAATTGCCGATCCGAAACGGCCCAACCAATCCTTTGATCCGTTTGTGCTGGCAATACTCCGGCAGGTTGGCGTGGCACTGGAACTACCATTTGAGCTATTGGTCAAACATTTCACGGCCAGCTACAGTGCCGCCCAAGCTGCCCTTGTCGAAGCATGGAAATTCTTTTGCTCATCCCGCGAATGGCTGGCGCACATGTTCTGCCAGCCGATATATGAAGCGGTTATTACGGAAGCCGTTGCCCGTGGCCATATCCATGCGCCGGGATTTTTCAGCGATCCGCTTATCCGGCATGCCTATCTCGGAACGCAATGGATCGGCCCGCCGCGTGGCCAAATTGACCAGCTTAAGGAAGGCAAAGCGGCCCGCGAACGTGTTGACATGGGCATTAGCACATTGGCCGAGGAAACAGCCAGCCTTACAGGCGGTGATTGGGAGCGCAAACACAAACAACGGGCCAAGGAAATGCGTATGCGCGTTGCCGACGGTCTGGAAACGTCGGAAATATCACAATCAGGAAACAGTAACGAACAGGATTTCCTCA